TCAGAAAAAAGACAGATTGAGTTTTTTAAATCTATACAGTATGCTTTAGATGAACAAGAAAATGCAGCACTGGTTGCTAAAAAGATTGCTGAATGGAAGAGTAACTTCCAAGTGATAAGAGAAGATGGTAAAATTAACACTAAGGCTTTAATTAATAAAGATAACAACTTTCTTAAACCTAAGTCTCAATGGTACACTGAAAAGTGGGCAGAGTTAAATAGAAAAGATGCTGCAGGTAATTACGTTAACGGTCCGTTAAAAGAGATGTATGATTACTTCCAGTCTTTAAATAACTATGCTGAAGAACTAGGAATGATTGATAGAAATGTAACTAAGTTTATACCTTCTACATATGCTGGTAAATTAGATCAGTTAGTATTTGGAGATGTAAAAGGATTGTTTAGTACTAAAGGATTCTTTGAAAGCTTAGAAGTGGATTCAGGTACAGCATACACTCCAGAAGTTGATCCAACCGATGGTAGTATTATTAATCGTATTCCTGTATACTTTACTAAAGACATGGGAGTAACAGATGAAAAGACTGGTGTGACAGATTATTCTAAAAAGTCAAGAGACTTGTTTAAAGTGTATGGTGTATGGTCAGCTCATATGTATAACTATGAAGCTATGCATTCTATTGAAGATCAATCACTTATGTTATTGGAAGCTGAGAGAAGTAAAAAGAGTTTAGTAACTGATGCGTTTAATAATATAGTATTAGAAAATGGCAAGGTTAAATCTGTTAAAAATAATGATAGAAATGCTAACTTATTAGAAGGTTTTATTAATTATTACATTTATGATAGTCTTCAAGGTAAAGGAAGTGACACTAAGATTAAGGTGAATATTCCATTACTTAATATTAACAAAGAATACTCATTATTAAAGACAGTACAGTCAGCTATATCTTTCTTTAGTTTAAAGACATTAGCATTAAACCCTATTTCAGCGTCAGCTCAGTTTGTAGGTGGTACAGGTAATGCTTTGTTCGTTGCTCAGAAAGGTATATTCTTTACTAATAAAACTTGGGCTAGAGCTATACATGCTGTAGGAGGGAGTAAGAAAGCTCGTGCAGCTTTAGTATACCTCAATATTTTACAAGAAGGTAATAAAAGTCTATTGATAGACGATCTATCTTTATCAGCTACTAATGCTGTATTAAAGAAAGATAACTTCTATGCTATGCAAAGAGCAGCAGATAAAGGAGTTCAATACCCTGTAGCAATTGCTATAATGATGGATCATATGGTGGTAGATGGTCAGATTGTTAGTATACAAAAGTTTGTAAAAGATAAGTATAACTATAATGAAAACTTTTACTCTTTATCTTCTTCAGAGAGAAAAGCTCTGATGGCTAAGATAGATAAAGAAGTGGGTGAGTTACAGGATAAAGAAAGTATACTAGTTAAAGGTGAGTTAGATAAAGATGGTCAGTTTTCTATTCCGGGGATTGATAAAGAGTCTGATACTTTTTCTGACTTTAGAAGTAAGATAAAAGGAGTTAGTAAAAAGATACTAGGTAACTCAACTAGAGATGATATCAATAGTATTAGAAGCACAGTGTACGGTTCTGCTTTAATGCAGTTTAGAAACTGGATACCAGAGATGGTTGAGGAGCGTTTAGGAGGTCTTCAGTATGATGATGAATTACAAACTTGGACCTACGGTAAGTTTAACGTATTCTTTAGTAAGATCTTTTTTAAGAACATCCCTACATTACTTAAAGGTATTATCACTGGTTTTGGTGATGATGTTGTAAAGATGGGTAGAGAAAAGTTTGAAAACTTAAAACGTGATGCTCTTGAAAAAGGACAGGAATTTAATATATCTGAGGCTGAGTTCATAGACATGTACAGAGGTAATCTAAGATCTATGATGCTAGAAGTTATGGTTCTTACATCTTTTGCAGTTGCTGTTATGTCAGTTGTTTCAGGAGATGATGAAGATAGAAAGAATAAGGGCATGAAGTTATACTTAGCTAGAGCCCTTAGAAAATATTATAATGAGTTTGCATTTTACTACTTACCTACTGAATTTACTAAGTTAATTAAATCTCCTGTTCCGGCAGTTGGTTTAGCTGAAGATATGTATAGATTTATGGGAGCTTTAAGTAAGGAGACTTATGGTCAAGTTACAGGAAATGAAGAGTTAATTAAGTCTGCAAAACCTTTAAAATACTTTAATAGAATGGTACCTGTAGCTAAAGAAGCAATGTTACTTATGGCTACATATGATGATGACTTTAGAAAAGACTGGGATATTAAACTACAAGCAGGATACTAATAAAAAGGGGAAATTTTACTTTCCCCTTTTCTTTTTAAAACACGATTGTTATTTTCATAAAGATCACTCCAATTGATATGGAGTGGTAAGCACTAATTACTAACTTCTTATCATCTGTAATCTCATCACAGAAGTTTTGTTTATCATAACTAATGCCTAACAGACTTCCGTCTTCTTTAAAAAACTCTAAGCTGAACCCTTTTTTCATATGTCTATTTATTTATTTTCTACAGTGAAAGGGTGCTTCCCTATATAACAATCTTCAGCCCAACCCATGTGTTTTTTAAAGCCATTGATGAAGCTATGTATATTATTAGCTCCAACCGGGTTATGGCTATGTACAGAACAGGCTTTAATTACTAGCTTGGGATTAGCTTGTACAAGATCTACTAACCATTTAGCACAGTCTAAGCCTGTTTTTTCAGCATATTTATCATAGTTGGGATGCTGATATCCCTGAGAAGCTAGCTGGCTAAAATAGTCATCTATATGCTCCTCAGCTAGATCGTGGTCAAAGCTGATCAAATCAGGTATACCATTAACTAAAATCCAACTAGTAAACTCTTCGTAGTTTCTCACTACATTCCAAGGCTCATAGCCTGGAATAGTATCTGTAGGTGTTCTTACGTCATCAAGATAAAGAGCTGTTTTCATATTTTCTAATATTTTAATGTTACCTCTTGTATGAGGTTTAGTGTATGGACAGTGGCGGCACCCACTACCACAGCAGCTTCCTCTGTTTATGTGAAAAGCAGCTGTGAAGATTACTCTGTCGTTTTCTAAGTAGTAGTCTTTATACTTTTCTAGCTGATGACTCATGCTAAATCTTTATTGTTTCTAGTATATACTTACTATTTTCTGTAGTAAATATTACGGTGCCACCTTTCACTCTTGTAAAAGATTGCACTCTTGTTGTTTGCCAATAGTCAGCCATGCCTCTATATATAACTAACCCTCTACCTTTAGCGGGGCGTTTATACTTAGAATTACCAGTAAGCTTATAGTTAATCCAAACTATCTGTATACCTTCTTTAACAAGACCGTCATTTAACCTTGTTAGTCTATACTTATTACGTGTTGACATATCTACAAGTATTTAAGAATAGTCTCTTCATAGAGGAATGCAGGTCTTTCTCCAACCATTCTTTCTACCTCCACTCCGTCTTTTACAAAAATAACTGTAGGTATTGCTCCAACCTCATATGTCCCACCATGTTGGTCAGTGTTTAAATTCTGCCAAGATAGTCTTGTATTATACCTACTTTCTAGGTTTGAAAGTGCTGGTGCTACTTTCTGACAAGTGGGACACCATTCTTCTATAAATGTTTTTACTTCTAAAGTGCTCATAAGTTTTTTACTATTTTAAAGATGTAATACCATAAAGTAAATGATATTGTAATTATTGACACCCATACTATTAAGAATGTCCAATTATACTTTTTGATTTTGTTAAACCACTGCTTCATTTTATTCAGTTTTACTGTTCATAAATTCTTCAAACTTTTTAGCTGCTTTAGGATTGGTTTCTTTAAGCTGCTCCAAAGTTATTTCATATCTACCATTTTGCACTTCATTTTGAAAATTAATTAGAGATAAACTATCTAATTGAATAGTCACACTGTCTAATTGATGTTGCAACACTGGTATTTGTTTTACTTGATTCTTAAGATCAAATAGGGTATAGAACAATAAGCTAATTGTTCCTATACTTAAAATTGCTGTTATATACTTTTTCATTTTATAGGTTTAATTGTTAAATACTTTTCGGTACGGTCTATTAATTCTTTGTCACCGTCCTTTATTACACCTATTCTGCAAGCCACTTCTTTGTTTAGTATTGGAGAAAGCATTCTACGTTTAGATTCACACTTATGTTGAACCGTTGATGCTCTCACTCCAAGTCTACTAGATGCTTTAGCATAGGTTTTAAAAACTGCTATTAACTCTTTTTTCTCTGGATCGTACACTCTAATACATGTATCCTCATATAAAACGTCTGCTTTGTACATATTGCAAATTTATTAATTATTTAGTATCATCTATTTTTAAACCATAGCATAAGTCAAACATTGCTACTTCTCTTTCTACTAGCCTTTTAGTCCATGCTTTTTTGTTTTTCTTTAGATAGTTGAAGCACCATTCTTTCCACTCATCTCTTTGAGCTTCAGTCATAGTCCATTCAGTGTACCAAGCATCTTTTCTATCAAGGATGTCATTATAGCTGACCTCTGGATGGCCAGCTATAATAAACATTTGGTTAATAAGATCTTCTGCAACGTTAGCTTTCTGTTTCATAGTATAATTCTCTCACTTTAGCTCCTAACTCTTGATCATTAGGAGTGTTGTAAACAATATTATATGGTACTAAAAAGTGTCTTCTATCTGTACCTCTCATCCAACAGGCATGACATAATTGTCCTGCACCTTCTATATATCCTACTCTCATATCTATATGGGTAGAACTATCGTATGCTGTTTCAGCATCACATAAAATACATTTGTCTTTCATATGCTAAATTTTAAATTTGTTTCCATAGGATGTTAATCCTAAATCAAAGCGGCCATCTCTTACACAAGCTGCATTAGAAAATGCTGTTTCTGTTTTAGCATATCTAGATATACCTTGGTTGTCTACTCCATCCATATCATGGATGTGACCAAAGCATACTAGTTTTAACTTACTTTTAAGAGCTTGACATCTTTTATAAAGAGCTAAGTCTCCACACATTTCTAGTTTTCCGTTTCTATCAAATGATAAATCACGTATACCTTTAGGTGGACCATGTACTATAAGTACATCAGTGTCATCTGGAATCTTTGCCCACACTTCATGAGTCTTATCTCTACCTTTCATAAATGCCCAATCTCCAAAGGTAGGCGTAATAGGAGATCCGTAGAACTTAAGATCGTTTATTACAACCTCACTATTTTGTAAGTATGTAATACCACGATCAGTAAATTCACTAGGAGCCCATTTATTTCTTTCTATAGAAGTATCATGATTACCAGCTACAAATATTTTATGTTTAACTGGAACCATTTCATACCAATTAAGAAATTTATGTACTTCGTGTATATTCCTAAAAACATCTGCATAATTAGAGCAGTCACCACTATGTACAACTATGTCTATATCTTTCCAAGTAGCTTCAGGAAAGTCATCATGAAACCCATGGGTATCACTTATGTGTAGTATTTTCATATAGCTTACTATTATTTTTATATACTGATTTATCCTGCTGCAAAGTTACTTTAACATAAGGAATTTTAAATCTTTTTCTTTTCTTTACAGACTTATCAGTCGTTAATTTGGAATTCTGGATCATTTTCTATTAAAAATTTCATAAGTTCAGCGTCTTCATCATCCATAGGATAATCATATTGACACTCTCTATTAATAATAAGGTCTTTTAAAGTGGTCTTATTTTCCAAAATCATGATAGCATGTTTCTGACATGGGATAAACCCATGATTATCAATAACTTGCTCCTGCTCTGGTGTAATATCAATAGTCTCTCTATTACAGAATTCTTCTATGCAGCATTTAGGATAACCAAAGTATTTACCGTTATCTTTCCAAAGATTAATATCTTCTTGAGTAACTTCATATACATCGTCATCACCCTCTCCATAGGTTATACAGTGTTCACACATTACAATAAGTTTTCTTTTAATAATATCATCTTTACTGTCCCAGTAAGAGCTTTAAGATCAGACACGTTAGCTATCTTATAATCAAACTTCCAACCATCTAATCCTATTTCTGAAGGATGATCGTTGATAGGTTTAACGCCTGGTCTATCTACACGGATTACTAAACCTCCTGCATCTTTAATAGCTTGTGCTTCATTAGGAAATCTAGTATCTGTAATAATCCAATTAGGATGTTCGGGTTGTTCATCATCATTATAGTCTATAGCTTTATAATCAGCCATAAGAGCATTGACCCATGTGTTTTCATGTAAACCATATCTTAGACTATCAGTACCTAATCTTTGTAAGAATTCTCTTACAGTCATAGGTCGTTTATGTGATGTACCTAATCCTCTTATTTCTGGAGGGTTACAATCCCATTCAGGTCCTAGATTAGTTTTTTTAAACTTTTGGTCTTCAAACTTTGATTTATCTATACCAGTTAACATACTAGCAATAGATTTAAGTTTACCAGCCCATTTCTTTATTTCCCAGGTGGACATGTCTTCTAACCACCACTGATGAGTAAGAGGAAAGTCTAATACATCTTCTAAAGATGTGTTTTGTGGTTTAGCTTTTAAATATTGGATAATAGTACCGACAGTGTCTTTCCCACTGCCGGCATATCCGTTGATTCCTATAATCATATATTTTCTATTGGTGTTACGCCTTCTTTAAGGCAATTTACAATTCTATCATGTCCAGCTTTAGCTTGATCCCATGTACAGTATCTCCACATCTCTTCATCATACTCTCCACCAAAGATCATGGTTTCAAATAATACTGGTTGACCATCTGGGTTCCAGTTATGATCTAGATGTAAAAACACTGTAGATATTCTTTGATCATTTACTACATCATCTCCTATGTGTTTAATAGCACTACGTAAATCACCGTTTAAAGGATACTCACCTTCTGGAAATAGTTCTACACTGTGATCTTCATTTAATTTATACCACTTCATTGTTATTAATTTTAGTTTCAGGAAATGGCAGAGAGTCTTTCATCCACTCTGCTGCCTCTTGTTTATTTTTTACCAAAGTCTTAGTAGACTCTACTCTATCTTTGTGCATTCTTTCTCTCTTTTTCTGATTTAAAGGTGCATCTTGACTAGTCATATGATAACCGTTACAGTGGCAGCAGTAGTAAAATCTACATTGTTTTACTTTACCTGCTCCTCTATTTATTCTTTTACCTGTTGTATCATAGTATCTTTTACTTGACTTGAGACTAGTCATAGCTTCCTTAGCTTCTCCAGGTGTTGGAAACCTAGACTTGCCAGTCACTTTACATTTCTCCCTTGCCATAGTTTTTGTTAATATGATTATCTACTAGCTCTATTATCTCTTCTAAGTCATCACTACCAAGGTCAAAGAGTTGCTCTGTCAGTAACATTACATAAACTAGATGATCACTATCTAGTTCTTTCTTTACTTCCATTGCACCCTTTGAATTTGGTAATAGATCACATATATGATTAATAGCAAGCTTTACTTTTTGTACAGCATTACCTAAAGCGTATTTCTGTTTTTGACTAGTTAGAGCTTTTGCACAGTCTAGTCTCACTTCAATACACTTTAGATGTTGTAACACTGATTTAAATACTGAACCTACGCTGTCTTCCATATAAGATTTTATAAAAAGATTACACCACTATCATCACTTTCTACCAAAGCTTTTTCAGCTTCTTCTACAAATAGTAATTCTGGTTGTATAAATTTCTTAGTAATTTTATATTGATCTACAAAGAAACTATGTAACTTTTGATGGTCGTTTAAATAACTCATTGGATGTGAGTCTTTTAAAGCTAGTGTAATATGATTGTATAATGTCCATGCTGAATCAGCCGGGGCGTTATAAGTATGTGTAGGAGTTTCTATCTCACGCTTAACAATACCAACTTGGCTAAGAGTTAGTACATCTTGTTCAATCAATAACTGACCTACTATAGCTGCTTGCTGACTTTTAGTTAATGTAATAACTTTTAACATCTCTTTATCTTTAACTAGTTGATCGTAGTATGTTCTAGCATTAGAAATTTGGTGTTTAATAGTATCTGTAGCTTCCTGCAAAGCATTACCTGTATGTTTTCTTGAGTAGTTGGATAAGTCTCCAGATACCATTCCATTCATACATATGAATACTTGTGCACCTACAGCACATTTAAATTTCATCATCTTATTATAGCTGTTTGACCATGCAAACATTAGACCCATATCTGAGTCACTGCCATAATTTAAGTGATATATACCTTGTGCCACTTGACCATCTAAATTAGTCTTGTAAACTTCTTTTTGTATATGAAAACCTGCAGCTTGCAGTTCTCTTCTTGTTTCGTCTATAACATATCCGTGAGGGATAGTTGTGTAAGTCTTACCATGGGTAGGTAAATTAGCGGATCTAATACGTTGCTCAGTTGTAAACTCTGTTTTTGCTGGCATAATTGTAATTTTAAAATAATGATAATTGTGTGAAAGAGCTTAGTTTAATCTTGTTAATCTGCTCTATTTGCTTGTATATGTTTTCTAAATAATATTCTGTATCTATATCATATGCTTCGTAAGCTATGTTTGGATCTATTTCATTAGCTATCTTCTGCATCCATTCCCCGGCTTCCACCTGCATCTCTCTACCATCAGAATGGCATTTCATAATTTTAGTTCCTGACTTGCTTACATAATATCTAACAATCTTTTGCAATCTATTTGTAACTAGCTCACCATTAACTAAACTTCTTTCTTCATAGTACCACCCAAACTTAGCTTTAATCCCGCCACAGTAATCATATATAGATTTATTCTGGGCAAGAAACTCTTCTGGTAGTGTACCATAAACAAAGTAGGCATAGATAGCTTTAGGAATAATAAGAAAAGATTTATTCTTATGAAGTACAGCCACCTTCTTTTTCTCTAGATCTTCCCACTCATATTTACCTTTTGACTTTACCTTTCCATTCTTATAGACAGCCATATAATTATTTACGTCTGCTATAATCATTTTAGAATACTCGTCATGTTCTAGGTTAAGCTGAGTGATTGTTTCCCATTGAGCACATACATCCATATAAGTGGATATAGATGAGGTAGGAATCATCATTTCTAGACCATCTGTATTTTGCATAAGCGGTATACCTTCTGGAATAGCTAGAGATAGCATCTCATATAGCATAGATAATTGAAGCTGACCATTGATAGTAATCTGCATAGTCATTTTAGGATCGTATAGGAAACTATTCTCATCACCTGTAAGACCGTATGTACTGTTAAGAATAATCTTGTATACATAGTTCTTTGGGTCAGACTTAGGAATCTTTTTACGCTCTTCAAAAAACCATTCATACAGGTCCCCAAATTCTTTCTGAGGTAGGTGTTCTGGATGAAACTTGTTCTTAATGGCTAGATTAGGATAGAAAGAAGTTACGTCAGATGTCATAATGGTCCATCCCGGTTGAGCTTGATATACTCCTGCATCTTTTGCACCATGGATGCCGCCAAGACCGTAGTCAGTTTTTACGCCTTTATAATCAAGAGTGTATTTTAACTTGTCTTTAGTAGATGTAACCACCTTAGTTCTAAAGTAGTCATGAATCTTTTGGAACTCTACTGTCTGGAATTTAATATAGGGAAGAATACATTGTCCAAGATAGATCTCATCACGTTTTGTTCTGAGTCTTTTAATTTCTGTTTTATCCCATCCTAGTTTCTTCTCAAGGAAAAATAAGAACAGTTCTTTAGAAATTCTAGGCTCTGAAGCAGAATAGAGATCTATACCGTATTCATTAGTAAGAGTCTTTCTAAGTTCTATTTGCTCTTTAGAGTGCTCAAATATCTTCTTAGTAGATTGTACATCATTAATACAATAAGTTATTATATCCTGCAGCTGCTGATCATTCTCAACAGGCTTAGTATGATGATGAGGCATCTCTTCTACATTTTGCCAGTCCATAGAATACTGTATCCATTTAAGAGAAGACATCTTAGCTTTATTATCCCAGTGATTCATCTTAAATAAATCTATCTGTCTAATTTTAAGCTGTCTAGGTGCAAACTCTTGGAACTCTCCTCTATCAGACTTGTCAATAATACTTTGAGCTAGCTTATGAATATACATAGCTACTTCTAATCCACTAAGTTTCAACAACTTAGCTTCATTTTTAAGTATGTGTTGTGAGATCTGAGCATCAAATGCTAGACCATTATAAGATATATGCCACTGATTAAGCTGTACACATTTCTTTAAGAAATCAATAAATTTAGGTAAGTCATTTTGGTCTTTAGTGATAATAAATATTTCACTAATGCTGTCATCTTTGTAGTGTTGAAACACACCTACAAAACAGTTGAGAAGGGTTTCATAATCCATAACCCAATGGGTTGGTAAATCTTGTTTCATATATATGGTTCAGTTAAGCTGTCCCCCCTTGTTATTGAAGCTGAAAAAAGGGAAGATTTCTCTTCCCTTATCCAGTTTTTGTTTGGGTTAGTCTATACGGTCACAATGCTACTAGGTGTAGCTGCTTTTTCTTCTACGAAGTATTTCTTATAATCAAAGCTGTCTGCATTAATAGCAAACATATTAATAAAGTTTTCTACTTCAGGAACGTTTTCTACATAGTATTCATAGAAAGTCTCTAGTGTCTTACGCTCTTCAGCATAGTCTTTACCATTAGCTCTTCTGCCGATCTTCATTGTCTGAGGATCTCCAAATTCATTAAGCTTAGCAAGCATATGCAATGATTCTTTTTTCTGTTTTGATATAACTGCTAGCACTTTATTATCTACGTCAAAGATAGCCTCGTTATAAGGGGAGTCTGATGTTACAGGGATTAACTTAAATGTCTTTTTACTTCCCCATACGGATGTAATTAACATCATTGATTTATTCATATTGTTTGTTTTTTACAAAGTTAAGTAGTCTTTTCTAATAATTGTGTATCTTCTATAGGAATTTTTAAAGTTTCTTTTTCTAAATCACACGGGTTACATAATTCCTTGGTAGTCTTTATAGTATCTATGTCTACATCTAATAGCTTAGAGTATACACCGTGATACTTTTCAGGATACAAATAAGTATCCATATACTTATACTCTGAAGAGCTTTCACCATAATATGTTTTAATAGCTCTCTTTAAAACATTTGATAGTTTAGAATATTTTCCTAATAAGAAGTTGAACCAGTCATCTTTATATATCTCAAAATTAAATATATAAAGACTGTATTCTTTTACATCTATTTTACTGTCAAATAAAGGATTAGTAAGTAGCATTTGTTTTTCAAACACTTTAAACCCTTCATCTTTAGTAACTTTATATGCTACTACCAATCTCATATCCTCAGGATCTATCTTCCCCTCAAGAGAAAGATAGGTCCCTGTTGGACTAATGTTACTAGAACGTCTAATACCAAGAGCTGGATATAAAAATGATCGTGATTTTTGAAAATACTTCCCATAAAGGTTTTCTATCATATTGTTTTCTTTATAAAGTTACAGTCCCAGTTGCAAAATCATAAGGTAAGTCATAGCTTTTATTGGTATAATGCCATGCAGCTTTTTCTATCACCTTAAAGAATCTTTCTAACCAATCACTATATGTAGTGCTTGATATTGGGAATGCATAAGTTTGAAATGCTCTATCAATAACTACAAAATGAAATTTAACGTTATACCCTTTCTGTATTAATTCTTTATAGATTACAGTAACCATTGATAAATAAATGGCTGCTTGCATCCAGTAAGAATAAAACTCTACACTCTCAGGGAAGTCTTTTAAATCTTTACTAGTAGTCTTGATATCGTTTACAAATATAATCTTTTTGTCATGATCTATAAGCAAATTATCTATAATTCCTTTAAAACCAAAAGGTTTGTCATCAAATTCTATTTGTACTGGATACTCGTTATGAATTTCTACATTACTAAAATCATTTAAATCACAACCAATTAGCTCACAAATAGATTTGTTAGCTTTGATTAGTTCCACTGCACTCTTACAATAGTCATATGTCTCTTGATCAATTAGAGTTTTAGCTCCTTTAATCTTAAGAAATGCCCAATAGTTAGTAGCTTCTAGTGTAATCACTTTTTCTACACGCTGTTGATCGGTCTTTAGGTTCTGAAAATAATTAATATCTTTCATTACATCTAGTATTGCACCGTCAAACTCTTCTAAGTTAGTACGAGTGTCACCATCTTTAGCTAATTCTACATGATGATTATACACTCTGTCAACTATTATTTTAATATTATCACCTGGAAGTTTGCCGGGGCTGATAACAAACTGGTCATTAAACTTCTCTTCTTCTAAAATAAGAGCATGAATAATCTTACCTTGTACTAAGTGAGCATCAGTACGTTCTTCTTTATTACCTAGAACATACATCTGATAAAATACTGCAGGGTTCCACATAAGCTTGTTTAAGCTACTATAAGAGAAGTAAAACTTCTTACTATAAAAGTCATCTTGTAATTTGATAACTGTTTCTTCCATTAATGATTCTAATTCCATCCTTCTGAGTTTTCTTGTTTTAATAAATCTTGTGCAACACCGCAAATCATCATACCGTCAATTTGATTACCTGGCAGTATACTGTGAGAGTAACTAAAGTCTTTATACTTTTCGTAAAAAGCTGTAGCTATCCCTCTCCAGGTGTAGTCTTCTACACAACGCCATTCTCTAATGTCATTAACCATCTCTGGTGTAAGATCATCTTTTAACTTTTGTTTCTCTTCTTCCCACTGCTTTTGAGCTTCTTCCTGCATTCTTTGAGTTTCTGGATCTTCCATCCATTTTCTAAATGCTGAGTTGTGATCTATCTCTTGATCTATATCTGCCATACTATAAATTTTTAGGTTTCCAAACTCCCATGGCTCTATCACCATGAGCTATTACACAATTTCTACAGAGTACAGTTATCCAACCTGATGTAACACCTAGGTCTTCTTCTGATCCACAGTCTTGACATTTGTCATCACACATACTTTCAGCCATTTTAACCATACCTTCTACTACTTCATCATGTCCATTTGTATAGAAGCGTAAGCCTCCAAACTTTTCTTTCATTTGTACACATGTAACTTGAGTTGGTTTATACTGCCCTTCTTTTGTATGTTTAACATGATGATCTATATACCATTGTATACAATCACATAGTTTATCTATAATTGGTAACCAGCCTTCTGGTACACCATGCCAGTTAACCCTGCCGGGGTTACCCTGATAGTCTTCAAATATCTTTGGATACTTGGCTATTATTTCTTCTGTAGTTATCTGCTTGGCCATAATCCTAATTCTATAAGTTTAGCACTCATCTTTTGCTGAGATCTAGGATCTATAGTCATAGCTTCCTCATATTCAAGGAGAGCTACTAACTCTTTAATTAAGTCATTACAGTTCTTTAATTCAGCAGCTTGATTGTCTAGTTGCTGTTTAGACATATTTTCTTCACTCATTTCTTTTCTAATTTTGTTTTATGATCGTGACATGTTGTACAAAGTACCTGTAAGTTATCTTGTTCACAGAAGAGCCTGTCCACAAATCCGGGAAGGTCCTGCCCACAGTTTAAACTACCTGCTCCTACAATATGGTCCACGTTAATTTGCTTATCAGGAAACCATGTCTTACAACTATTACATAAGTATTCAAACTTCTGTCTCTTATTAGGTCCCTTGTAGGGCCTACGAGCTTTCATTTTACATTCTGTAATAGGTTTCCACCACCTAGACTTCTGTCTAAGGGCACTACGTATGAATGACCAAAAAGCTGATTCAGTCATAGTCCCCGCATTTCTAGTTTTAGGAACTCTACTTGTTTTCTTAACAGGTTTCTTTCTAGTTGCCATTATAATTTTTTATTTATTAATGGAACCAATCTGTCTCTAACAGCTTTAGCTCCATTGTCTTTTATTGAGTCAGACAAGTCTTTACTCATAGGAAGAAGAAGGATTTCCACTGCAGGGTAAGTAGTTTTATACTTTTCCATAGCTTTAATACCTGCATCGTCATTATCAAACATTACTATCACCTTCTTATAATCTTTTATAAATTGCTCCATAGTGTCTCTTTTAATCATAGAGTTCTCACTATCTGGGGCTACTACATTTATATTAGAAAGCTTAAGAGACTTCAGAGACATCATATCTTTAAGACTGGACAGAATAATTAAATAATCATTCTGCTCTAGATGCTGCTCTCCCTGTAAATGGTCTTTAATTTTTAGAAACTTTTTATCTGATGTTTTAGGTTGGTAGATTTTATATAGCTCCCCGCCTTTGGTAAAATACCCATAGATGTAGTTTCCACTAATTACTAATTCTTTACCGTCCTTTATCATAGTGTAATATGATAGGGGTTTTACACAATACTCATCTAGTAATTTAGATCCAATATTAAACTGGGTCCAGAAGTATTGATCTTGAGTAGTCCATGGTCTAAAAATATAACTATGTACTTTATACTTAGACTGCTCTTTAAATTCCTTTACGTCGTATCCTCCATTATTATGGAGAACATAATCATTATATTGCTCTACAATTAGATTGCAGGCTTTATGATATGGTAAGTCATAGATATCTTTTACAAGATCTATAGCTGAGCCCCCCTTACCTGTAGAGAAATCTTTATACTTATACACTTTAACTTTTGCATCAAAGTATATACACATGCTTGGCGTGCGTTCTTTACTATTAAATAAGCTTTTAATTTTTACATCTTCACCAGCTAACTTTTCTTTCAGTTTGCAAAAATGTTCAAATACCCAAGGTGTTGGTACATCTTTTATATCATGTACCAGATTTTTAGTTTTAAACATAGCTAAGAATTTAAAAAAAATTGGGGAGAGTAGAAACTCCCCCCTCAGAATGTATATGAAAGAAAGACTTTACATGTTAAAATCTTCGTTTACAGGCTCAAAACCAGATACTGGCTTAGTCTGTAAAGCTTTGTAATGATATTGATTATTCTTGTCAAACTTCTCTAATTTACTTTCATCTGCGTTTGCAAATTTAAACTTAGGAAGTGATAACTTAACAATTGTTTTACCATTGTACTCTTCTTCTTGAGCTTTAAGGAAGAAATATAAATTCTTTCCTTTTAATAACTTAGCTACTTGAGCAACCCAGTCTTCAATACTAGATGCACTGATAGTATCTAACTCATCTTTTAAACCCAATTCTACAGCAATAATGCTAAGCTTGTTCATAATCTCATTTTTAGACGGACTCGTCTCATTATAAGAATCAATCCACATACTTGCAGACACTCTAGCAGATTGGCCTGTAAATTTAGGGCCATTCTCATTACCTTTTTCTATAGTCCACCCCTCAAAGTTTTCTAATACAGGTCCCTCTAAAACTAATTCCAGAGCTTTTTTACCTGTATTTTTAGATTCTCTTACTGATGCACTAAAGATGTGTGCATAATTTACTCCTGGTTGTAGAGACTTCTGTACTCCACCACCTTGTTTTACTTCTTGTCCTTTTGTACTAAACATACTGTTTGTTTTATAAATGTTAAACGTTTAACTAATTTTCAAAATCTGTGATTGCTTTTTTTACTAAACCTAAATCGTTTGCTATCTCAAAGGTATCAAACATTCCTTTAGGTGACTTACATGTGTTATCACCTGTAGTCTGAGTTTCAAAAACATATCTAATTACATCATCTTTTCCTTTCTTCACTTTACCGTAAAGCACTATAGAGAATAATCCCTCTAAAGTAAGCTTTTCATCAACCATTTTACCAATAGTCTTTGCTTTTAATTTACGTTTACCATCCATATCAGTAGATTCTTCTGCATGAGTTAAGAAGAATACGGTTAAGTCTTCTCTCAAGTCTTTAGGCATTCTAGCTATACGAGCTAAACCTGCACCGATCTGAGTGAACTTCTCATAACCTTTCTCGTCTACTCTTTCAAAGAACTCAAAAGAGCTCATGTACTGAAAATCATCTACCACTATGGTTTTGATTTCAGGACGCTTGTCATTTACATACTGTAATGCTGCATAAATATTCTGGGTGCTAGACTTATCATACATATTACCTGTAGGATTGTCTTTAGACCATATAGAATACTTTGCTTTCCATCCTTTAAAGGGTAACGGTTTGTTAGCCACATTAATGATGAAAGTTTCTTTTGGGTCCAGGGTCTCAATAGCTGTAGACTTACCTGCACCGGACTCTGCAATAATTAATACTCCTTGTGCCATGTGATTGTTATTATTTGTTATTTAGATTTTATAAGCTCGTTTAACCAGTTCTTGCTACTTACAGGCTTACCTGTATGGATAGCATAGTAATCTCTAATAGTCATCTCACTATACGGAGCATCTGATGAATCCATAGAAGCAGGTGCTGGATACATAGGCATGTCTTTTAAAGACGGGTTAGCATTTGTTGTAAAGATGTTCTGTGTACTCTCAACTGCTGCATATTTACTAATAGCAATAGACTGAGGATTAACAGATCTTAGTTGTTCAATAGGGACTAAATAAGAACCTTTCTCATTTAATTCATACTCTTCTTCAAAAGCTGCATTATAAGGGATTCTATACACTGTACGTTTAACGTCTGCAGGGTCTAGCTCTCTAGTAACTAATTCAAAATAGAAACCTTTTTCTTTCTTGAACTCTGATGAAAAGATACCTACTACTAATCTTCCTGATTTATCATGGAAGGGCATTTTCATATTGAAGTCTGTGATACTAATACCAAGATCTTCAATTAATGTTTTATGATGGGATCGTACAGCTTCAAGCTTACTACGCTTCCATTCTTTTTTCTGCTCATCGGCAGACTGTAAAAAATTAAAATCTGACATAATCTGTTTTTTGTTAAGGTTGAAATTGATTTGTTGTAAATTGCTGTCCAGCTGTTTGATTTCTAGCTGAACGTCTTTGATATGTACCTGTTGGATTCTGAGAGTCAAACTCTGCCACTTCTATTAATTTCTGTCTATTGAAATTAGCATCCATGAATAGTAAGTTATTATCATCTGATCCGTTTCTCACTTTAAGTAAGTGCATAAAGATATGATTCTTTTTAGCATCATACTCTTTAGGCCCATATAAAGGAATGTTTGCTTTATAAGGATTATTCAATGCTACTAGCATATCTGATCCTTGCATAAGAGCGTCACCACCAAATACATCTGATGATACAGGATAGTTACCAATTTTACCTGGCTCCTTTCTTGACGGCTCATCAATTGTACGGTTAAGTTGTGTGACCATAAATATGATGACAGGAAGTTCTTTCTTAACTTGCATTAAGGCTTCTACAGTGTTGTACAATGTAGCAATTTTCTCTCTCTCATCTGGTGCTTTTTTAATTAACCAGCTATGGTCAATGGTCACTATTAAGGGTTTGCTACCAAGAGCAACATAAAATTGTTTAATAGCATCTACTATCTCTCTATTGTTAATAGGATTATTTATTTGTAATCTATGTATACCTTGACTCTCTAGTAATTCAGTCTCTTTAATATACTTTAATAATAAATTATAACTATAGTCATCAAGAGCTTGTGTAGTACTTAAGATTTGATTATAGTCAAGAGCAGTCTCTGCAGCAAAAGCTCTAGAGCCTGACTGTTTAGCTCCCATTTCAAATTGGAACTCTAAGATGTTAAATTCTTGTCCAGGATTTAACTTACGAGCTTCTCTTAAAATCTGACTTACAATAAGTGTTTTACCTGCACCAGGTCTTGCACCAATTGTAATAAGAGAGCCCCATTCTATACCGTTGACACCAGCTTTGTTAAGCCCAGGCCAAGGTGTTAGTAAAGATTTAATGTTTCCTTTACGTCTATCATCTACGTATTTAGCAGTCTCTGTTAAGATTTCTGAATACTTTCTAGCACCATAAAGTCTTTCTTTCTGTTCTGACATTATAAAGTGGTTACAATGTTCTTAAGATCCACTCTAACTTCATTTAATGTTTCTATCTTTCCTTCTAGAACAGCTTTAGTCATTAAATTATTAACAGCTAATTTAAAACCTTCTAAACTAATCCCGTAGATTGATTTCTTCTCATTAAGAGGAATAGTAATTTGATAGAATTTATCTTCTATCTCTTTTTCATAATCTGTCATACACTGTGTTTTTGTAATTTTGAGGGATGTGAAGTTAATAAATGTGTTTATAACTTCCAAAAAATATCTAAATTATTTTTAAATATTTAATATTTTAGGGTCATCTAATATAGCTTGACAAGTGTCCGCTAATTTAGACGTGTCATTTTTAAGTATAAAATAACTACTAGTAGCCATAAATTTATAGTCTAGCTTCTTATAGTAATTTACGTAATAATCCGTTGCATCCAAAACTAATTCCCAATCATATTGGGGGTACTTCTTAAAGAACTCTACAAACTTCTTTGTAAGCTCAGCAGGCATTTGTCTACCTAACTCTTTAGAAGGCAGTCTGTTAGCAGGAAACATTTCTCTGTATTCATTTACATTTTTTATAAAATCATCACCTAAAATTTCTTTTGTAATTCTAGACTTAGTCTTTTTTAAAAATGTTTCAAATTCATCTAAAATATATAATGCCCCTTCTGTTAATTTACCATCAGGGCTCATCCATCCTCTTTGTTCACATACAACTCTTTGAGCCTCAGCATTAATAACTTGGCTAGGTACAATTTTTTCTCTACAACTATCTAAATAGTACAGCTGATTAGGGCTAATGCTGTATTTTCTGCAAACGTTCCATAATTGGTGACTCATCTGTTATATTGTTTATTTGTTTAATGTTATCTAGTACTCTATGATACTTTTCTCTAAATACGGGGCAGGTTTCAATTAAATCTTTAAAGGTGTTAACTGAATGAATAACTGTAGTGTGGTCTCTCCCGTTAAGATATTCTCCAATAGTCTTAAGAGAGTAGCTCATATTTCTAGCTAAAAAGCAGAAAATAGACCTTAGCTCAGTGATTTCTCTTATTCTAAGCTTTTGCTTTAAATGCACCACTTTATGGTACTTAATAGGTAAAAATGGGGTAAAATAAGATTCTAATTCATCCAAGGTGATTAATGCCGCTTTATCTGATTCATCTGTAATCAGGTTAATTTTGGTTAAAACCACAGGATAGTACTCAAATTTGTTAAAAAAGTCTTCTTTAAAATTGTCTATAAGCTTTTTCTCTAAACGGCTGGCGTATTGTTGTTGGTTCATATATAGATTTTATGTTCACAAATGTAGATAATTTCCTGAATATTTCGTATATTATATTGTAGGGATTATACAAATTCTACATGTTCTAAGTTTATATTTTAAATTATTTATACAATGGCTAAAAAGTTTTATGCCCAAAAAGACGCCTTAGGCTTCCCTATTCCGGGTACAATGATGTCTGTTGAGGCACCACGTAACATTCCTGCAGATAGTATTAGTATCCCTGCTCAAAACGTAGCAGCTGGTGCTGGACAAGCAGTGGTTAAACAACCTTCAGGCTTACGTTATTTTGTACGTAAAGATTCAACTGGTAAAATCATCCCTAACTCATTGACTATCAGCTTAGTAAAGCCTCAAGGATCAGTGTATGAGTTTAAGGTGTTAAAAACAGCATAATCTTAACTAAAAATGACTAAAGACAATCCTTCTATAGGTACATTTAAAGCTTGGATATTCCCAACACTTGTATCCTTAGTTAGTTTACTCATCTGGAATGATGTAAACGAGATTAAATCTGATGTAAAGTTATTAATGGCTCAGTCTAATATAGACAAGACCCGTATTGATAACATAGAACGTCAAATGTTTAAGACTAGTAATACAATCCCTTCACCTTTTATTCCTAAAAGAGAAGAAGAGACTATATATGCTGTCTTAGTTGATAACAAATTTAAATTTAGAAAATGAATTTTAAAGACTGGGCTTTAGACCTTTTTAAAGATGAGCGTGGCTCTACATCCATTAAGCCTGTTGTAGGCTTTATGTGTGCGTTATTCTTATGTATAACATTAACAGCTAATAGCTTTAGTCATGGAGATATTAAACCTTCTGACGCTTTAGTAGATGCTGTAATGTTTATATGTATAGCTGCTATAGGTGGTGATACTGCAGACAAGTTCTCATTTAAAAAGAAGTCAAATGAAGTATCTTAGTATAATTAT